CCTCAACCTACGCCTACGAGTACACCATCACCAACAACAACTGTGAATCCGACAAGTACACCCGTACCTAGACCAACAACAACTGTGAATCCGACAAGTACACCCGTACCTAGTCCAACACCAACGGTAGAACCAACAAGTACACCCGTACCTAGTCCAACACCAACGGAACAACCTGAGGCCACACCAACCCCAACCCCTAATCAAGAACCCACACCAACACCACAGACACCAACAGCAACTCCTGTTGGTCCAACGCCGACACCTACGGTTGATGCCGCTAATACGATATTTGTTCATTACCCATAAAACTTAATAGATCATGACAAACGATAAAATAATAGAAATAACATCACAATTAAATCGAACAACTACTGAAGATATTGTTTCGGTTTCATATGGCACAAAAACCGTAAATGGTAAATTAACAAGTGAAAAATCTATAGTCTTTACTGTTAAAGAAAAAAAACCTTTAGAGAATATTGATGAATCAGATAGATTACCGTCAACAGTAGAGATCGATGGCGAGACGATTAAAACCGACGTTATTGAAGGTGTAGTAATGACTCAACAGGGATTTGCTCAAACATGTGATCCACAATTCTATTCGTGGCAAGGAATACCACCTGCCAACAGAAATATACATAGACCATTAATGGGTGGAATCTCAATGACTAATTGGGATTCGTTAGGTGGTTTTGTAGGAACGATGGGTTTTATTGCGGTGGATAACGAAGATAACACTTTAGTTGCGGTTTCGAATAACCACGTTTTAGTTAATGACGCGTTTTTAACGAGTGAAAGAAACCCTAATGGTGTAAGAACTAACGTATTCCAAAATATATGTACACAACCTAATGATGGGGCAAACACGGGTCCAAATTTTAAGGTGGGTATGGTAAAAAAATATGAACCTATTAGTTCTAATAATAAATCTGATTGTGCTTTGATGGCCATAGATGATATTAGTTTAATTGACCCTTCGGTTTCATGGAACCAATTCGGTATTACGGGTATGACCCAAGCACCAAGATTTGCAACTACTCAGGAAATAAATGTTATGTTGGAAGATCCAACTCAAGAATATTATATATCTAGTAGAACAACAGGTGCTAAGGGACAACAAGACACTAAACTTTTAAACTATGCTTTGGGTAGTTCTGTATTAATAGGATATAAAAAACAAGGTGTATTAACTAACGTGTATATGGATGATACATTTGAATTAGTTGCAAGTGGTTCTACCACCCCTGCGGGTGATTTATGTATTTGGCCATCGGCGGGTGGGGATTCGGGATCCGCAGTTTTAGCAACAATAAATGAAGAATTTGTTATTGTTGGTCTTTTATATGGGGGAAGATATATGCAACAAGATGAAACTCAAGTGGGTATACATACCCTATGTAACAGAATCGATAATATTGCAAATGATCTTAATATACGTGCATGGGATGGTACTTTTAATGGAGTTACCGTAAATAATGTAGGAGGTCCATTAACATATGTTGTTAGTGGTACTAGTAATAAGAAAAGAATTAAAGTTGGTGCTCTTACGTTTTGGCAACACGGGTTAATTAGTGATTCTGTAATGCAACCTGATCCAACACCACAGCCAACACCAACAGTAGTCCCTACACAGGTACCAACCTCCACACCACAACCAACACCAACAGCGACAGTGGCACCTACACCAACACCAACACAGGTTCCTAACCCAACAGCAACGGTAGCACCAACACCGACACCACAAACTTTACCATTCTCTCTTTCTCTTAATAGGGAAAATGTATGTACCGTAGCTCAAGTAATATTAGAAATAAATAATGTACAGCAAGGTGCGGTTATTAATATTATTGAGGGTGGTATTCTTACGGCCACACCAAGAAGTGCAACAGTTACTGTAGGTGACGTAATAAGAGTTAGATATAAGTCAGCTAACAACACTAATTCGTGTAGTGAGTATGATACAACAAGTGTTTCTCTAACTGATACATCCACAGGAAATGTATTGTCCGCGGCATCACAGAATACATCATTATATACCGATTATGTTCATACAGTTCAAGTTTCCGATACAAATATTGGTTGGACATTTGAACTTTCCAACAATCTCGTGTAAATAAAAAAATAGATTGAATATTTATTAGTATGGAATTTTTTATACGAAAAGGGGCTACAGACCCATTATTAAAATTAAGGTTGGTTGACGACGGTAAAAACGATAAGTCTTCTTTAAACGACTTATTAGAAAATGCCGACATTAGGTTTGATATGATTGATATCGAAACAGAGGTTCCTGAAATTTTAGGTGGTGAATGTTTATTGACAACAAGAACCAAAAAGTATGACCAAACTACAGAAGAATATTACATTACATATAGGTTCACATCAGAACAAACAAAAGAATCGGGTAAATTCGAGGGAATAGTTAACATACAATTTAGAGACACAGATTTACTACCCACAAATAAACTCATCGTTCCAATTAAGGAAAAACTCTACATTAACATCATTTAGAAAGTGCGCAAACATTAATGGAGAATATATGATATCCGTATTGATATTATAACTTATTTTTCATATCTTTGTATTAATTAAGGCAAACTATCCAACTAAGGGTAAGCTAATGTGTCATCCAATTTTAATACAATGAACGAAATTATTTCCCAAGAGGTAATAGAAGAATTCCTCAACGGTTCGGACCCTGAAGAGTACATAACAGGATTAGAATATGAGTACCGAACAAACACAATCTACAAAATTATTCAACACCCCGAAAAGGGTAAAATTATTAGAAAGGATAAGTTAACCGCATTCTTGTGGGTTGATGATCTTACTGGTTTAAATTTCTATGGTGATAGTAAGGCCAAACAACGTCAGAAAATGTCGGAGTATGGAATCACTATTGAAAAGTTAGATACAGCCGATAATGAACGTTTAGAGAATGGTTATAATTTCTTAGTTAAAAGTAGTCAAGGTTATCGTTCACTTCTTAGTTTTTTTAGACAAGGGGGTTTAAATCCGTGGGACGAAGAAATAAGAAAACATTTTATACTACTTAACCCTAAAGAACAATATCTCATACAAAAAGAAAAAAGATTATTTAAGGGTATTGAAGAATATGAAGATGTACATAGATTAGTTTTTGATATTGAAACAACAGGTCTTGAACCCGAAACAGATAAAATAATTCTAATTGGTTTAAAAGACAATAAAGGTTTTGTAAAGATTATTAATGCATTCGGTGAAGATGGTGAAAAGAATTGTATAATCGAATTTTTCAAATGTGTTGAAGAACTTAAACCTACAATCTTCTCTGGTTATAACTCCGCATTTTTCGATTTTCCGTTTATTATTAAAAGGGCCGAAATATTAGGAATAGATGTAGAAGAACATACTAAGGTTTTTATAGACCAAGGTATGAAAGAGAGGGAAGGTATGTTGAAACTTGCAAATGAAGTTGAGACCTACACCCAACATATGATTTGGGGAATGAATATTCTTGATATCGCCCATTCAGTTAGGAGAGCCCAAGCAATTAATTCTGACATTAAGTCTTGGGGGTTGAAATATATTACAAAGTATTTGGGAGCCGAGAAAGACAATCGTGTTTATGTTGATGGTGCGTGGATTTCTAAAATATACTTGGATAATGAAAGTTATTATGTAAACCCAAAAACAGGTAACTATAAGAAAATAGGTGATCCCGGTACTGAGGGATTATTAGAAAAGTATCCGAATCAATTTGAGGTATGGACAGGTAGAAAAATTGTTGAACAATATCTTGATGACGATTTATATGAAACTATGGTTGTTGATGATTCATTTAGTCAGTCAACATTCTTACTTTCTAAAGTTGTACCTACAACCTATGAACGTATATCTACTATGGGTACCGCAACATTATGGAAACTAATAATGTTAGCTTGGTCATATAAACACAATTTGGCCGTACCTGAAAAACAAGATAGGAGAGCGTTTACGGGTGGACTATCAAGATTACTCGCGGTGGGATACGCAGAAAAGGTGGTTAAGTTTGATTACTCCTCACTATACCCTTCTATTCAATTAGTATATGATGTGTTTCCTAAATGTGATGTTATGGGAGTACAAAAATCCATGTTAAAATATTTTAGAGACGTACGTATTAAATACAAAAAATTAGCGTCCGAACATTACAAAACAGATCCCGAACTATCGGAAAAATATAACAGGAAACAATTACCAATTAAGATATTCATTAATGCATACTTTGGGTCTCTATCCGCACCTCACGTATTTCATTGGGGTGATATGGATACAGGAGAAACAATCACGTGTGTTGGTAGACAATGTTTACGTATGATGATAATGTTCTTTGAAAAGAAAGGATATAAGTCACTTGTAATGGATACGGATGGTGTCAACTTCTCGTGTCCTGATGATGTTGATGACAGAGTTTATGTATCTAAGGGTCTTAATGAGTTAGTAGAGGGTGGTAAAACTTACAGAGGTGCTGAGGCAGACACTGCGGAATTTAATGATATTTTTATGAGGAATGAAATGGGATTAGACATTGATTATGTCGCACCTTCCACAGTTAATGTTGCTCGTAAAAACTATGTACTAAAAAAACCGAGTGGGGGTCTTAAATTAACGGGTAACACAATTAAGTCTAAGAACCTTCATGGTTACATTGTGGACTTCTTAGATGAAAGTTTGAAGTTAATGTTGGATGGTAAGGGACAAGAGTTTTTGGACGTATACTATAAATATATTAGTAAGATCTATAATAAAGAAATTCCATTATCTAAGATCGCAAATAAATCGAGAGTAAAATTATCCGTAGATAACTACTTAAAGTCCATGAAAACCAAAACTAAAAGTGGGGCATCTAAGGCAAGACAAGCACACATGGAATTGGTTATGAAGAACAATTATCCTGCAGGTCTTGGGGAAACAATATATTACGTTAATAATGGTGAACGTAAGGGTGATGGTGATGTTCAAAAAATTACTAAACCCACTAAGAAATTTCAAAAGGAATTCCTTGAAGAACATGGGTACCCTGTTCCCGAAAATTATATAAAAATTAACTCTTTCATGATTACTGAAAAGGAGTTAAAAGAAAATCCCGACATGAAGGGTGATTATAATGTTGCTCGTTATATTAATACATTTAACAAAAGAATAGAACCATTGTTAGTTGTATTTCATCCTGACATTCGTAATGATATTATTATTGATAACCCCGATGATAGACCTTTCTTTACAATAAACCAATGTAAGTTGGTCAATGGGTTTCCGATGAAAGAAGGTAGTCAAGATAGTTTTGAAGAGGTTATGACATTATCCGATAGTGAAGTAATGTTTTGGAAGAAGGTTGGTAGGGATCCTTATTTTATGTATTTAGAAGATAGTCTTGAACACGTAGACCAATATTGGGTACAAAAGAATAGAGATGCTGTTAATTTTAAAGTTCCAAGTAGTCCCTCCCAAGAAGGTGATTTAATTGAAAGAAATGGTCACGATTATGCGACACACACTGATGTAGATGTTTAAATCATATTAAAAGGAGATGGCATCGCTCTGTATTTTAACGATTTGTTGAGACTTTCGGCCTCATTTCCTTTTCTTTCCAACATTTTGTCAGGTCTTAACCTTTCCAATCTTTGTGATAACTCTTCGATAAGTTTTAGTTTCTCATCTTTACCTTCGGTTAATAGGGATTGGTAATCTAATTTAACTTGACTGTCAGGTACTTGTAGGTCACCTGAAAATTTAGAATATACTCTTCCTAACCCTTCTTTAGAGTATGCAATAAGACATTTCCTAACCCATGTTTGTGCAGGTCTATTAAGTTCTTCCCACACTAATTCTTCGGTCTCTATATCGGAAGGTAATTTTACAACATCTTTATTTTTATCTAAACAATCATCCCTGTCTGTAGTATCATAATACCAATACCAAACATAGTAGTTATGTTGTTGTATGGAACCAAAATCAAACCTACCACCAGGTACGTTAGCCAAGTGAATATATTTTTTACCTTCGGGTCCTGCAGTTATACGATAAGTCATTTCACCACCAATTAGTCGGTTTTTAATGTTCCTATCTTGCATACGTGATAATAAATCATAAGCGGGTAACATAAAGTAAGAACCTGAAGTTCCCATTTGTGCAAAACCACCTACACCACCTGAACCTACACCACCAAGACCACCGAATCCACCTAAAAATGGATCCACAATAGAGTCAGTCAATTCTGCACGTGTAAACCATAACAGTTCGTTTATTTCACGACCCGCAGGAATTTCGTACACTTGTTGATTTCGAACAAGTTCTATTTTGTCTTTTAGTAATTCAGAATCACCACCCGCCTGTAAACCGACAATTTTTGAATATGCGTGTGAGTATTGTGTTTCATAGTCTAATGATCTCGTAGTAAACGCTCTCGTCAAAGATTGCGTATCCACATTTAACCCAGCTAAAGATGACCACTGAGATTCAATTAACCAATCACTTACATACTGTTCATATTCATCTAAGGATAATTCTAAGAAAGTATCCATTTGTTCTTCGGTCAATTCTATAGACCTAATAGGTGCCCCTAAAAGGTTAAAAACTTGAGTATAAAGTTTGTCTCGATTTGCCGGTGTGATAATAGTGCTTGCCATACTTGATTTATTAATATAAATAGTTTATATTTAGGAAAAACAGAACAACAATTTTGGATTTAAATAAAATAAGACTCAAACATCGTAAAACACTTAACATATGGAGGTATATTTCTCAAACTTCCAAATTCAATAGAAAGTTTAGTAAAGAAATAACAAGAATTGTTAGAGAAACCCATTCAGGGGATGAGTTAAGATGGAGATCACCTATGGGTTCTGTTGGTGATGGTTACTACAATTACGATGAAGATACTAAATCATATAGTTTTAGAAGTGGGATTAATTTTATTAATACGGGTTATTCTTATCAGGAGTATATTGAAAGGGTTTTAAATGAAAAATATGGTATTAAATTACCCTATGAAACTGATAATGAGGGTAAATATATTGATGAGACTGTAGAAGAAACTTTGAAGGAGTTTTGTTATTACTTAGAACTTTATAAAGAGGATTTTCTTTTTGATGGTGATATAAAGAATCACATAGACCTTATAAGATATAGATTAAAAGTAATATCTGATCGTTCGGAAAAATTAATAGAAAATAATTTTAAGAACATATGGACCAATTCAATTAGTTACCTTTCGTCTACAGGAAATGGTGGTAATATAAAAGATTTTAAAGGTATTGATGCTGAGGTAATATTTGATCACGGGGTTGAAACTGTACAGTGTAAGGAAGTAAGTTTTATTGAGGAAAATGATAATACAATCAATATAACACTAACAATGGACAGTAAAAAATATTCAAATATCAATTACTACGCATTTACACAAGACAAGAATTATATTGTTTTTAAAAACGACTCAGAGGGTATAGAAATTTTAAGTTCTATGGAGGGTAATGTTTATTCTTTTAATAAGAACTTAATTATATGTTCTACGTTTTAATATTTTTAACTAACTCACTACCAAAACTTTCAGAGTATTCACCATCACCCATTACCTGATCTATTATATCTTTCTTTTTCTGTAATATATTATAGATGGTCATTTCAATAGTATTTTCGAAAACGGGATAGTAGACAAGTACACTGTTCTTCTGTCCATACCTATACGCTCTGTCTTCTGCTTGTGAGTGGTCAGCAGGAACAAACGATAAATCATTAAAGATAACCGTATCTGCGGCTGTTAAAGTTATACCAACTCCTGCCGCTTTTATATTACCAATGAATATCTTTACTTTATCTTCATTTTGAAATCTATCGACGGATTGTTGTCTCCTATCCTTTGACATCCTACCGTCTAACACCACCGCTTTCTTTCCATATTTCTCATAAATCATATCTAAAGACATGGTAAAATTGGTAAAAACTATTACTTTTCTGCCCTGTTCTAAAACCTTGTCGATTAATTCACAAGTATGGTCTACTTTCTCTATTGCGATAAGTTGTCTTAATTTCATTAATCTATTAAGAGTAACCGTGAGACTCTCTTTCTTCCTATTTTCCTTACTTATCCTTAAGAACTCACTTAATTCATCATCATAAAATGAGTTTTTTAGTTCTAACCATATTGGGGAAATTATTTTTTCGGGTAGATCTAAAATATCAGTCTTCATTCTCCTTAAAACAACCGCCTTAGTTTGTTCTCTTAATTCATCTAAATTACTTGCACCACTTGTATTCCATATTTTCCTACCACCAACTCTAAATTGGTAACCCTTACAATATCTTAAAACATAACTCTTCCAATTAAGTGTTAGAGGTGAGTTTACAATTTTTAATAAGTTGAAATAGTTGATTGGTCTTGAGGTCATGGGTGTGCCCGTGAGTAACCAAACCTTAGGTATTTTTGCAAGTATGTCATTTAACAGTTTTGTTCTCTGTGCCTGACTATTTGAGATGTAGTGTGCTTCGTCAACTATCGCTAAATCAAACCCTTCATTTAAAATTATTTTATATGCGTCACTATCCTCGGTATTCTCTGTTGTGTGAAAGTTTTTAAGTATATCATAGTTTATGATGTAATATTTAAAAGTGGACCCCCACTTCTTACCTTCAACAATTAATACATTTTCATCCGAATAGAGTTCTATTTCTCTCTTCCAATTGATTTTAAGGGATGCTGGACAAACTATTAATACCTTTTTAACATCACTCTCCAAAGATGCAATAACTGTACTTGTAGTCTTCCCTAACCCCATATCGTCGGCAAGAATAAATTTATTGTTGGCCAATAATTTTTCTATTGCTATTTTTTGGTGTTCCATTGGAGGTCTGTGAGAATATGGACTATAATCTACTTCACGGTCTAAGGTCTTCTCTTCTTGAATAACAGACGCTTTCGGTATCCACATAGATATGGGTTTCATATCATTAGTTAAGTTCCCCCATATATTATATGCCTTATCACTCTCACATAGTAATTTCTCCACCCAAACTTGTTCGACGGGTTTCATAAGTAGTCTGTCTTCTTGTAGTTTAGTACCAAAGGACTTTGCAATTGATAGATACTTTCGAGCAACTTTAGGTACTACCTCATGATATTTTATGACGTAGTCTGACTGTGGACGAGTTAAACTATAATTTTTCGATCTTTCGAATTTATGTTTTAGGTCCAATATATGGTTATTATAACCTGTATATCCTGTTACAATCTCCCTTGCTTGTATTTCGGGTAATAACTTTCCCATGTATAAACTAAATATAAGGAATTCAAATCAGTTTTTAAACTATTTATCTATATGAGTAAAAAATTACCAATTAAAAGAATGAGTAAATTCTTCTCTGAGGAAGACTTTGACTTTAATGTTCAAATAGGTCAGGAATATCTTCATGGGGATTTAAATATGAAATTGGTACTCTACCGTGTTGATACTGAGAGTACAGATACTGATGCTGTATATGCTGAAGTCGGGAAAGATCAAATAAAGTTTTTCCCACCTATCGAGTTCAACGCATTAGTTAAAATAGAACCACCTAAAAATGAATCTTACAAACCCGGTTTAGTCCGTTATATAGAGCCTGGTAATATGACCGTATCTGTTTACATAAGTCATTTACAAGATTTAGGGGTTGACATAAAATACGGAGATTTTATTGCATATCCTGAAACAGAAGATAAAGTTAGATATTATACAGTTTCAAATGACGGTAAAGTAACATCTGACAATAGACATAATATGTTTGGGTTTAAACCACATTACAGAACAATAACATGTGTACCAGCACAAGAATCGGAATTTAGAGGAATTTAATAATGGCAATACCAAAAAGAAAAAATAACATAAAGGTTTATCAAGGTAATGAGTTAATGGGTAGGCGACAGGAATTACTCGATAAGATCACTCAAGGTGATTCCTATCTTCCTGATTCGGTATTACATGATGATTTGGACTTGGGTATGTTAGATTTTGTTAAAAAGAATTTTGTAGTCGTTTCGGACGGTGTACAAATTCCCATCATACCTAAAATTTTGACACTTCAAAGATGGGGTGAGTTTACAAACACGTGGAATTTTTCAGATTTAGATGGTAATCCGTCTCTACCTTTTATAAGTGTCATAAGGAAACCAGATGTACAACTTGGTACTAATCCGAGTTTACAGAGAACTATACCTGATCGACAACAATTTCACTACGCCACAGTACCGACATGGAATGGTACTCAGGTAGGTGCTGACATATATAAGATACCTCAACCTGTCCCTATTGATATAAGTTACGATATTACTATTGTTTGTACAAAATTCAGAGATTTAAATAAGTTTAATCAAATAATATTACAGAAGTTTACTTCAAGACAGGCATATACCACGGTAAAAGGACATTATGTCCCAATAGTGTTAGATAATATAGAAGACAACACACCCGTGAATTTAGAAACAAGAAGATTCTACGTCCAAAACTATAAGTTCACTTTATTAGGTTTTATTATAGACGATGAAGAATTTGAAGTGAAACCCGCAGTTAGTAGATTATTTTTAATGAATGAGTTTATTAAAAGTAATAATTTTGAGAAAAAATATTTAACTAAGAATTTAGAGATTACTGTCGCTAATTTCACTGCTGATGGAGTACAAACAATCTTTAGTGTGGGTGAAACGATAGGTATACTTTTTAATACCACCATTAATGGATTACTACAAGAAAGGGGTGTTGAATTTAATCATGTTTCTTTAACTTCTAAAATAAGTTTTGTTGAACCTCCGAGAGAAGGGTCCAAAGTAACAATTACTTATTACAAAGGTAGGTCAAGTGTTTTTGTCGATTCCGACGGGAATGTTAGACAGGTATCTACAGAATATTTTGACTACTCAGGAGGTGGTCTTTCATTTACTACAGTAAACAATATAGATAGTGTTATTAGTTTAGATTTAAACGGTCTATTATTAGAAGAAGGTAGTGATTTCGATATTACGGGTGGTACTGAAGTAACACTAAATGGAACTCCTCGAATTGGTTCAAGAATAGGTATTACTTATTTATTTTAACCCACTGGGTTTTTTGGGTTTTTATTTTAACCCACTGGGTTTATATTTTAATTGGCACAAACCCGCCACACATACATGATATGTATTTTAATTGGCAGAAACCTATTCACCGTATAAACCTCTTTTTCGATCCACACAATTGGTTTCTATCCACTTTTCCACAACTTTATAAATTTTAAAACCATTATCATCACAATACTTTTTTAAGATATCATGGTGTTTTTGACTTATTTTGATGTTTTTGGGGGTTTTGTCGCTCATAAAGATAAATATAGATAAAAAAATATCTTTAAATATCCCAAAATAGAAAACTTGGGAACTCTTTACTAAAAACTAAGATATTTATAGTAAACAATAAAAATTTATAATTAAAGTTAATCGATGGCAAATTCAAACAGAGTATTCGTTTCTCCAGGTGTATATACCTCAGAAAAGGATTTAACGTTCGTAGCACAAAGTGTGGGTGTGACCACATTAGGGTTATCAGGTGAGGCACTAAAAGGACCTGCATTTGAACCAATTCTAATAAGAAATTTTGACGAATTCAAAACATATTTTGGACCTACTTCACCAACTAAATTTTCGGACGGTAACCCAAAATACGAATTGGGTTATGTCGCAAAATCATACCTTCAAGAATCTAACCAATTATTTGTAACAAGAGTTTTAGGTTTGACGGGTTACGTACCAAAAATAACATACGCAATTAAAACATTAGGCGGAATAACAGTAGACCTTACAGGTGGAACTACAAATACGGTAGAGGATCTTATAGGAACTGGTTTAGATATTTCAACTTATTCATTATTTGAAAACCTAAGTGGGAAGACAGCAAATGATGGAAGTTCTATGTCTGACTGGATTACAAATTTAGGTGTCTTAGCTGACGGATCATGGTTTACTATTGGTTTAGTTGATGGGGCAGAAACATTAAGTTTGGGATCGTCTTTACAGATAGCGGGACCAATAGGAACAAACAACAATAACAATTGGTATAACACTTATTTTACAGAAAACGGTCTTGGAGTAGTATCGGGTGTAAGTTCTTACCTTTTTGTTTGGGATCAGACAGATAACGGATTCAAAATAACAGAGTTTAGTTATAATGCTTCAGTAAATTCTGACTACGACAATATAGTGGTACTATCACTAAGATCAAGAGGATCGTACCAAGGACAAACATTAAACCTTGAATTAGGTTCATCAAGTGACATAAGTATTGCGTCATCCACTTTAGGGACCGACCCACTATCAGAATTTACACTTAATGTTACAGGTTCTACAAGTGGTGCTAAATCATTTACATGTACGTTGAATACATCATCTACTAAATATGTTTCTAAAGTATTGGGTAATACTAATTTTGATAAGAAGAAAAATGAAGTACCTCTTTATGTTTTTGAAGAGTATCCAAAATTATTATCAGCACTTTACGGACAAGGACTTGTTAGAGGTTTAGACATTACACATGTTTCACATAACGTAGGAAACGATTATTTAAATCAATGGGAAACACCAGCATCACCAACAGTTGTATCTGAAGTGAGAGGTGGTATTGTTTCCGACCTATTCAGTGTAATTAGTATATCAGATGGAAATGCTGCAAACACACAATTAAAAATTCAAGTTCAGAATATTGACCTTGATTCAGGTGAGTTTGATTTGATAATTAGAGATTTTAATGATACTGATAATAATATTTCAGTACTTGAAAAATTCTCAAGATGTACAATGAACCCTGACCTACCTGGTTACATCGCTAAAAAGATAGGTACTTCAGATGGTGAGTATGAGTTACGTTCGAAATATATAATGTTGAACATGGCTGAAGATGCACCTGTAGATGCATTTCCTGCAGGATTTAAAGGATTTACATCAGATTTCTTAGGTACATCTAAAGTTGGTAACGTACTATTCAAAACAAAATATAATGTGGCGGGTGACGTTGTTTCTTATAACTCACAAGGTACAGAACAAAAAACTAACGGAGATAAAATCAGAAAAGTTACTTTAGGTTTATCATCTCAAATTGGTTTCGATAGAGATTTATTTGAATATAAAGGAAACGCTGCGAGTTCAACATCACATAGTTTCCACCTTTCAAGTCAGGCGTCTGGTATATCAGGTTTTAAAACAACACCGTATGATTTAGAAGGAAATGATAAAGGTTTATTAGAAAGTAAATCATATAGAAAATTTACATTCGCAGTTTGTGGTGGTTTTGATGGTTGGGATATCTACAGAGGAACAAGAACAAATGGAGATGGTTACATCTTTGGTAAAAACACTTATGTAAGTGGACACACATCTAACGGTGGTGTATTTAGTGATACTGTTGGAAACTCAGATTATTACGCATATTTAGCGGGAATTGAAACATTCTCTAATCCTGAAGCGGTTGATATCAACATATTTGCAACACCAGGTATTGATTTCTATAACCATAGTTCATTAACTAATCAAGCAATTGATATGATAGAAGGTGATAGAGCGGATTCATTATACATCACTAACTCACCTAACACTTCAGATGTTGACGAAATAGTTGACCAATTGGATGAAGTTGATTTAGATACTAACTACACGGCAACATATTGGCCTTGGATACAAGTAAGAGATGGGGACAATGCAACTCAGTTATACATTCCACCAACAGGTGAGGTTGTTAAGAATATCGCACTAACAGATAACGTTTCTTATCCTTGGTTCGCAGTAGCGGGATACCAAAGAGGTTTAGTAAATGCAATCAAAGCGAAGAAGAAGTTGACGTTAGATAACAGAGATGATCTATATAATGCAAGAATTAACCCAATTGCAACGTTCTCAGATACGGGTACTATAATTTGGGGTAACAAAACATTACAAGTTAGAGAGTCTGCACTTGATAGAATCAACGTAAGAAGATTATTATTAAGAGCGAGAAAATTAATTTCAGCGGTGGCAGTTAGATTGTTATTTGAACAAAATGACGAACAAGTAAGAAATGAATTTTTAAGATTGGTTAACCCAATATTAGAATCTATTAAGAAAGAAAGAGGTTTATACGAATTTAGAGTAGTTGTGTCTAACGATCCAGAAGATATAGACGCGAACACACTAAGAGGTAAGATTTATGTTAAACCAACTAGATCTCTTGAATTCATTGATGTAGAATTCTTAATTACTCCAACAGGAGCATCATTTGAGAATATCTAATAGAATAAAAAAGGAAAAGGGAGGGTCTAACGACTCTCCCCTATCCAAAAGTAAAAATTGAGATGACCCCAGTATATACTGGTTTAATATATACTAGATTTAATATATTATATAATTTATATCCTATATTTCATACTAGTAATTACTGGGTAATAAAAAAATACGGAAATTAATTGACAATGTCAAGTAGTTCTCAAATAAAAAAGAAAAATATTTCGTGAAGAGATATATTTATAATAATAGAATAACAAATATAACAAAAATACAGACATGGCAGATTTATTAATGAAAATGCCGGTTCCTTACGAACCGAAAAGAGTTAACCGATTTATCGTTAGGTTCCCTTCATCATTGGGTATCAACGAGTGGTATGTAACATCAGCGGCTAGACCGAGTGCAAAAATCAACTCAGTAGAGATTCCTTTCTTAAATACTTCAACTTATGTTGCAGGTAGATTCGTATGGAATGAATTAAGAGTTAAGTTTAAAGATCCAATCGGACCATCAGCGTCTCAAGCGTTAATGGAATGGTTTAGATTACACGCAGAATCAGTAACAGGAAGAATGGGTTATGCTGCAGGGTATAAAAAAGATATTGAATTAGAAATGTTAGACCCAACAGGTGTTGTGGTTGAAAAATGGATTTTACAAGGTTCATTTATGACTGACTTAAACTTTAATGAACTTGACTACAACAATGATGCATTAGCAACAATTGATTGTACGTTAAGAATGGATAGATGTATCCAAGTATACTAAAAAAATAATCTGTCGAAATATTTCAAGGGGGTCTTTTATAAGGATCCCCTTTTTTATTTTATTTAAACTTTACTTTATACTATTTAATAGTTACATTTAAACAGTATGGAAAACGAATATAGAATAGACCCAACAATTCAATACGATGTTGTTGAATTACCAAGTAGAGGTATATACTATCCAAATGGTACGAAATCATTAAAGGTAGCATACCTAACTGCCGCAGATGAGAATGTTTTATCCTCACCAAACTTAGCGGCAAATGGAGACATCGTCACAGAACTTTTAAAAAGAAAGGTTTTAACTAAAGATGTACCTGTTGAAGATTTAACAAGAGAAGATAAGGAGGCAATCCTGATTTTTTTACGTAATACTGCGTTTGGACCTGAATTAAAATTAGAGTTAAAGGACCCAAAAACAGAAGAATCATTTGAACATACAGTTGATTTAAGTGAACTCACCTATAAAGAATTCGATTTAAAAGAAGACGAAAACGGTGAGTATCCATATTTTATGGAAAAATCTAAAGTGGATATTACATTTAAATTTCTTACACCAAAAGACGAACAAGAATTAGAGGATATAACTAAAAGTTGGAACGGTCTTGGTGCACCTCCTATTGTTACAAAAAGATTAGAAAAACTGATCAAGAGTGTTAAGGGTAATAAAGATCAAATGAATATTAGAAATTTTATTGAGACCTTACCCATATTAGATTCTCAGGATTTTAGGAAATACGTCAATAAAGTCAAACCAGGTGTAGACTTAGTACACCACGCAGTCGCCCCATCAGGAGAAAAAGTCACTTTTAGAGTAGACTTTGGGGTGGAGTTTTTTCGTCCTTTCTACGGACTATAAAAGCGCGCAGTTTACTGAAACAATTTTTTTACTTAGAAAAGGGTTCTCACATAGGGATGTTTTAGAGATGCCCGTGTTTATGAGAAGATACTACGTCGAACGAATTATTGAGTTAGAAAAGTCTACCGACTAGTATTTATCTATATGGACGATATCAACAAAATAATTAACGACCTACAGAAGCGGGGAGTGCTGAATGATAAGGACGGAAATATGCTTGACGATAAGACAATCGGTCAAATCAAAAACAAATACAAAAATGTTGGTAATAACAGTTCAAGAGGTAACTCAGTTGGTGGTGATGATTTTAAATCCTCTATTGTTGATGTGATTGCCGGAGCAACACTACAACCATATGCACCTGAAGATACTAATATTCTTAAGGAATTGGCTCAGAATTATAAACCACCAACCGATGGTGGTAGTCAGACAGGTGCGGTTATTAGTTCTTTAATTAAAACTGCGATGAGTGGGATAGGTGATTATGTAAAAGAACAATCCTATTTACTTACGTTTGTTAATAAAGAATTGGGTTTAGCGGGAGAACTATCTCAAAAGTTTAGGGAATCAGTCACTGACGCTCAACCTGACCTAAGAAGAATGGGAATTCCTTTCAAGGAGATGACCGATTCTGTAGGTAAATTAATAGAAGATACGGGTAGGTTTGCATTGGTTGGTACAGATATGTTAGTACGTGCGGGTGAAATCGCGGGTGCATATGGTATGAAGATGTCCGAAGTTATCGGTGCATATGACGACTTTGAAAAAGTAGGTATAGGTGCGGCACAAGCACAAGAATCAATTGCCGATGCGGGTAAACGATCTTTAGAGGTTGGAATACAATCAAGACAAACCATTCAAGGAATGATAGAGAATGTTGGAAAACTGAATGAATATGGTTTCCAACAAGGGGTTGAAGGTCTCGAGAAAATGGTTAGAAGATCAACCGAAATTAGAATGAGTTTAAGTGAAACATTTAAAGTGGCGGATAAAGTATTTTCACCTGAAGGGGCGTTAGAACTATCTGCAGAATTAGGTGTTTTAGGTGCGGCGTTTGGAGATTTTAATGACCCACTAAGACTTATGTATATGGCAACCAATGAAGTAGAAGGGTTACAAGGGGCATTGGAAGGTGTGGCAGGTAATTTGGCAACCTACAATATGGAGACAGGTGGATTTGAAGTGACAGGTGCTAACCTTAGACAGGCAAGAGAAATTGCGAGTAAGTTAGGTATAGACATGAAAGAACTTACCCAATCAGCGATCGCACTACAAGAACGTCAACAGGCGGCGTTAGCGTTAGAAGGTTTAAATATTAACCCTGAAAACAAGGAATTCCTAACCAACCTCGCGAGAATGAAGGACGGAGAAATGTCAATTGATCTACAAGCGGCGGGATTGGAAGAAGAGTTTGGAAAAAGTTCAATTAAATTAAGTGAATTAAATGGTGATCTAGCCGACAAACTAATAGGTTTTCAAGACGAATTTAAAGACAAATCAGAAAAAGACCTCATAAGAGAACAAGTAACTTTAGTCGAAAACATAAGTAGGGATGTTAACTATTTAGCGTTGTTGGCTAGAATGGAAGTGGCTGGTGTAGGTGACAAAGCGGTACAAGCATTATCTTCAATGAGTGCAAAAGAGGCGGGTGGAGATATAAGTAGTTTATTATATAAAGGTACTGATTCCTTAGTAGAAATGTTTGGTGAACAAAAGGCGGAACTTATAAAAGGTATACAAACCCAAATGGGTATAGACCCAACCGAATTTAAAAAACCTCAAAACGTTCCTCTTGAAACCACCCAACAAGATAAGACAGTTAAACATGAAGTTGAAATTAAGGCTAAAGATGCAATTACTGGGTTCTACCAAAAGGAATGGTCGTTAAATCCTGAGAGATGGGTTCAAGGTAAAGGTTATTTAGACCCTAATTAATTTGAGGGTTTTTCATCTTAAATCTATTTATATTAAAAAGAAATTATGCCAAGTAACTTAGATTTCGATTCTACAAGTCAATTTAGGGATAGTATATTAAATAGGACGTTACAACAACCCAACGGTCCTCAGACATTTACTAGTTCCGCATACTCTGTAGAGTCTCTTAGTGACCATTCAAATATTAGTCAGGGAGATGTAGACGATAATCTAAATACTTACTTATCAGTACCTCAAAACTCAAACACATTTACTACAGAAAATTTTAGTACTGTTGATACTTTAAGAAATTTAACAAGGATTGATGATTTGGGGTTATATCCCGAATATTTTGTACAAGGGAGTTATAGTAATTTAATTAGTATTATGACGACCGACAACTACGATAATGAATCGAGGTTGATGAAGTTTGCTGCAAGACATATTAGGGAAAACAAACAAGGACCTGTTTTAGCGAGAATAACACAAAATTTAGTTGCCGCCACTTATGGTAGAGTAAGACTAATAGATGCGTTGGAAGGTAATTTGGCAACAGCGGTTAATATTGTTACAGGTAAAGAAGGTTTAATAGAGAAGAATTTTAAAGTAACGGTTGCCAAAACCATAGCGGGTAAGGCGATTGATTTCTTACAAACAGTTGCGGGTGTGGAATTTCCATGGAGTGAAATACCTGGTGATTATTTGACAAACCCAAGAAGACCAACGGTTAATAGACCTGAGGCACAAACAGGATTGGGTGCAATTATACAAGATGTGACGGGGGCGTTAGGTTCTCTAATAGGAATTCAAAGAAGACCTAAACTGTCAAGAAAACCATCTGATTTAATGATTGAATATTTAGGTTCAGGTCAGAAGGATATTTTATTCGACAACCTAAGTTATTCAACATATGCACCAAACTACACAAAAACAGCAAGATCACAACAATCATCTAAATTATTTACTTTCATTGATAAAGTGGGTGATGCAATTAATGACGTTTTAGGTATGGGAGCACCAAGAGGTGTGGCATACATAGGTGATGATAGAGGTGAAGATGTAAAATACGCGATGGGGGATTTTAATGATAACATCGTTAGAAGTAGTTATTACCTAAGTTTAATGTTTGATCCCGTACAAACCGCGTTATTTGAGAGACAACGTTCTGTGGTTGAAGGAGGACAAATAGGTGGTAGATTAACATGGTACAGTAGTAAATCAAAAAATAAGTTAGGAGAAAGTAACCTTGAATACCAAGTTGAGAGATCTCAATTAGAGGAAAGTCTTTCCACTAAATACGGGTTTAGAAGTGACTCCATTTTAGGTAAAACTCAAGAACTACTTGAAACTATGCCATCAGACGGTGGTGCTGCGAGGTCACATGTGGCGAACGCAATCGACCAAACAAGTAGAATATTTAGAGAAGGTAATGTAATGATGTCGAGAGGATCGGCAGTAAAGTACGTGGATAAGTTTGGAGAAGAGTCAGGCGTTGAATACTGTAGGGTATGGACAAAAGACGACCCATACATGAATATGTCCGACACAATGAAACGTACAGGTAACATAAGAAAGTTTGACTCTAGTGTGATGTCAAAACCATGGAATTTAAACATGGCACCAATGTCTAATGGAGAAGGTTCTTTTGAGGGATCAACGAATATTGTTGAATCTACCTTTGGTGATGGTTACATGGCAAAAAAATATATGTTCTCACTTGAGAACTTAGCGTGGAAAACATCTACACTACCAGGTTTTACATACACGGACTTACCGTTTTGTGAAAGAGGACCTAATGGAGGTAGAGTGATGTGGTTCCCACCATACGATATTAAAGTATCGGAACAAAATAATGCGAGATGGGAAAGTAATGTCTTTTTAGGTAGACCTGAACCGATATATACATATCAATCTACTGAAAGGTCGGGACAAATATCATTTAAAGTAGTTGTCGATCACCCAAGTATATTGAACCTTTTAGTAACTAAAGTTTTTAAAGGAATGTCAGATGAAGAATCTGACAATTATATAAACGCGTTTTTTGCGGGATGTGAGGAATTAGATTTTTATGAGTTAATAAGAACTTACACAACTTTAACTAAGGAAGATATAGGTAGTATTCAAAAATATTTAGAAGCGGATAATCCTGATAAAGAATCAATCACCAAATATAAAGTAGAGGTGGATGATAGTGAATATGAAACACCCGATTTAAGTCCTATTGAACAAGCACCTGAGAAAACCTTAATTAACTTATATTTTAGGAACGACTTTCCAAAGATAGGTTCAAGTGCGGTAACAAGTCCCAACACATATACCGACGAATATACTACTTATGTTGGAAATAGAGGTTCAGCAACAGGAACACCGGCTGACGGGACTTATATGAAAGACTTAGTAAACGGATTGGATATGGTCTTTACTGCACCACTTACCGTTAACAAAAAGAATGACATAGAAAATATGTTTGGTAAATCCGAGGGGATAACGGGTAGTACTTCTGATTATGCACTTGTTAGGGATAAAATAGATAAGGGTTTCAATAGACTTGTTGATAATAAGACGACATATGACAGCAAACTAACCTCTATTAAATCAAGGATTGAAGGTGGAGAACTTAAAGATGTTTTAATTAAAATATTTACTAGTACATCATCTGTTGCCGATAACAATTATAACGTAAAATTATCGGCGAGGAGAGCCCATAGTGTCTTTATAGATGTTATGAAGAAGATACAGAAAAACAGTAAAGATTATGGAGAAGACTTTTCAAAGGTTGTTCCATCATCGGGAGTACCCTCAGTATCTCAAACACTTGGTTATACTTTTGAAGAGTTAGGATATGAAGGTATAGAAGGTGGTTTACGTATAGGTTATAGTGCAAATGGAGAAACAGTTAGTAAAGAAGAAAACTTGTTTGGTGGGGGTAGTGTTCCTGTAAATTGTCACAAAGATGAAATACGATCTAATAGTGCACTAAAAAGAACCGCACCTGTTACGTTTTACTGTAGACACGCAACCGTGGAAATGGTTGAGACACCAATAGATAAATTACCTGACCTTCCTGACGATCCAAAAGTTAAACTAACACCCGACGGAACAATAGAACCACCTAAGGTAAAGAAACCACCTATTAATGAAATGAAAAAAATTATCATGAAGACGTTGTCTGAGTGTTATTATTTCAAGGCATTAGAGGAGGATTCACCTGTTACATTTAAAAGTTTAACAGAAAAACTAAAATACTTCCATCCCGCGTTTCACTCAACAACACCTGAAGGTTTGAATGCAAGGTTAACATTCCTTTTGCAATGTGTTAGACCTGGTGATACAATACCACTTAAGGGTATTGCGGATAATAATGATATAAATGCGAGAAATACAAGTTTCGGTCCACCACCTATATGTGTGGTTAGAATTGGTGATTTTTATCATTCTAAGATTGCAATTAGAGATGTCAACATAAATTACGACGAAGGTGTATGGGATTTAAATCCTGAAGGTATTGGTGTACAACCAATGATTGCTAATGTGACCCTACAGGTAAACTTTATTGGTGGACAAGGATTAGATAAACCAGTCGAAAGATTACAAAACGCACTATCATCTAATTTCTTTGCAAATACAGAAATGTATGATCCAAGATCTATAGGTACAAGTAATATTGATGGAAAAGACCCTGAAGAATTTACAAAAGAGTTTTTAGAACAACTACAATCGGCGGGGTCCAA